TTGCTTCACACACTGGGCACTTCTTACCCAGAGTCGTTGGGCAGTTCTCAATGAACCATCCACCCTTGCCTTGGAACCCGTGACTAAACACGCGCGCCCAAGGAACATCCTCGCCGTCAACGACCGGTAGGAATCGAATTACTGCAAAACCATTTGATGCTTGATCCAGTTCAGGCTTCCAGAACCGGTCGTCCTTATACGACTCTGCACCACCCTTGTTCAACTTATCCAACTCTTGGGTGATCTTTGACAGATCGGTGGACTTCTTCTTTAAATCTTTAAATGACATTTGTATCCTTTCGTGTACGAAGTATTAAAGTGTGACAGATATACGAAGTATTATAACCGTAGTATGTAGCAAAGTCAAATAGGAAGTCGAGAAGATTTGGGCAGGAAGTTTAATGACTGTGCTTCGGCTTTAATCTTTTCAACAATTGGTTTTGACAAATGCTTGGCAATATAAGAAGGATCTATATTGTGCAATTCACAAATTTGTAAAACTGCATCCATATAAGAACAATTCTTCTTTTTAATTATCTTTTCAATTTCATTTTGAATATTTAATTCACCAGATTCAAGTATCATATTCTCTGTTCTCCATATAGTTCTTAAGAGATTTGGTTGGTTGCCAATTTAAAGTCTCTTTGATTGTTTGAATGTTTGCACAAGTATGTCGCGCTTCACCAGAACGCGGTGCGATGTAAGTATACTCGCCACCTATCATTTTTGCAAGTTCTAATACAGAATAATATGTACCAGTACCAACATTCATCACTTTAGCATTCAATTTATCTAAGTGATTCATAGCAGCAATATTTGCAGCAACCACATCAGATACATGAATATAATCTCTGGTTTGTAAACCATCTCCTACAATTGTCATTAGTTGATTTGCTTTTTTTTGTCTGGAGAATACTCCAATTACTGGAGCATACGAACCTCTTTTTGGTTGTCTTGGACCATACACATTAAAGTATCTAAAACAAACGGTATCTAAATCATATAAATTAGAATACATTTTGCACAATCCTTCAGAAAACCATTTAGAATATGAATAAGCATTTAAACAATCAGGTTGATCTGTTTCTTTTTGTGTTGCTAAAGAAGATAAACCATATATTGCAGATGTGCTAGAAAAAATCACTCTCTTGGTGTTTACTTTTTTTGCTGCACTTAATATGTTTTGAGTACCAAGTGTGTTAATATCCAACGCTCTACTTGGATCTAATATACAATTTTGTATACGTGCTTCGGCTGCTAAATGAAACGCATAATCCGGTTCATGTCGTTCAAATACACCATTTACAAGATTATCATTTACAACATTGTAATGATAATAACTTGCCTTTGGATTAAAATAAAACCGATCATGAGCATCAGAAGAAAGATCATCAATAACAATAACATTATGTTCTTGTCTGATCAATTCATCTACAAGATTTGATCCTATAAATCCACAACCACCCGTTACTACAATTTTCATAAAGTTTTTCTTTCATTTATTCTATAAAAAATACTGCGGTTTTCCAATCTTCATGTTTTGGTTCTTTATAAATGCACTTTTTGTAATTAAATAGCAATTCGGTTGATGGTTTCCAAAAACTTTCTGGCATATCAACTGATGCTTGATTCCAATTATCTACAATTAGATAGCCATTTTTATTTATTTTTGTTAATGCGTGTTTTATGCATTCATTTCTCCAACTGCCATCGACTACTACAATATCATAAGTATCTGTGCAACTTTCAACATAATTTGTTAAATCTGTTTTTATTGTACAACCGCAAGGTTCTGCCCAAATTCTACTGTCATCTACACCGTTCCATTTTTTTGTTTTCTTTTGCCACCAATAAGAAGACAATCCGCAACCATATTCAAAAACAGATTTGTCACTTAAATGAATAGAATCTAACCACAATAAAGTATCAACTGTATACCAAGGACAAATTAAATCATTAGATGTATCTAAATACCTCCAATCAAAATCTGGGCTAGACCCATTTTTGGGGTGTTTAACTATCATACATTTAACTCAAATTCTTTTATTTTCATTTTATCAAATTTAGTTACATCGTGTCTATTGCTAACCATAGTTGTCCATGCTCCAAATTGTTTAAAATGTATAACGTATTTAAATAATGGCCATACTTTATTCATCATATAACCTGTTGCTTGAGGCTCCGAATCATGAATTATCATTATATCGCATTTTTTGTGTATTCTTTTTAAATCACTGTGTCGCCGTTCACCGCAAGCGTGATCAACCAAACAAACAGATATATTATTAGAAGTTACATCATCCAACCAATTTATAATTTCTGGAGATTTATCATACCATTCTTGTGTGTTTTTATTAAAACCATAATTGTCTGGTAAATAAACAAAATTATGTTTTTCTGATTTAAAATGTATAAATTTATTTAACCAAAATTCTTTTGTATCAAAACTAACTAAATTTCTTTTATCTGTTTGAATGTAGTTATGTAAGTATGGTGTACTTCCATCACCACAACCTAATTCTAGTATAGGGGCATTTGAATTTTTTGTTAATTCTAAAGCTAGATATAAAAGTGGACGATGACTGTCCCAATTAGAAACTTCGTGCAAAAAAAATTCTGCTTCTTTTTTATTTACTATTTCATCTAAAAAAGTTTGATTCATTAATAATCCTTATCTAGTTATACTATCTAATATAACTTTAGCAATTTCTGGTTCTTTACATCCATGCACTATCATATAATTTTCTCGTTTAAACATATCTTTTGGAATGTTTGTTGGAATTTTTGATTCCGTTGAATCTAACCATATTTCATAATATGGATCATATAATGGTAAATAATGTTCTGTTAATTTATGTTTCCATAAAGTAACATTTAAAACACTTTCATCTACATTACCTATTCTAATTTTATTTCGATATGCTGCATAACAATTATCGTACACTTCTTGTAAAAATGATTTTGATTTTTGGCCTAATAAAAATATATCAGCATGAATATATGGTTGCGTTTGCCGAGTTCCAAAAAAATTACACAATGCTTCACAATCTTTTGGATCTTGTGGATGTATTGGAGGAAGAATGTAATTTCCCATTTTTAAATAATTTTGTTTATTAAATATGTTAATTATTTCGGGTAAAACAATGCAATCTGCATCCATACCTACAGCATAATCAAAATTAGTTGTCATATACGCTTCAATTTTAGAAAAGCATATTGTAGCAAAATTTTCTGGATTTACATTTAATTTTTTAGATATAACTCTATCCGATTTGTGCTTATAATCAAAATTAATACCATTAACTTCTATTGGTAAATTTGTGAATCTTAATACAGATTCTACTAATATATTTGCCAATTCTAGATATTTGGGATCTCTATTAACAAAAGTGATGAAACCTAAATTCATGTTATGCCTCTATTATTTTTTTAACTAAAGAATCAATTGATTTTTTATGTTTATCATATGGTCTAATCGAATGACAGTCAATATATTCTGAAAATTTATTATCATTCCAATTCCAATTCAATCTGTCTATTCTTTTATAAGATTGGTTCCCGTTTCGATAAAGTCGAACGATTTTGTCTTGATCATAAAAATTATTTATCATTAAACTGGACCACATTTCATCTGCTCCCCAATGACTACAAACTTTATCTAATCCATCTGGTTTATGATCGTGATTATTATTTTGCCAAAATTTAGTATTAATAAAATCAACCCAATCGGGTGCAAGTTTTAATATTTCAGAAAATGTTTTTCCCTTTGCTATATTGTAGCAACAAGAATAATGTATATTTGGATATATATCACGTTTGTTGCAATTTATATTAACAAATTTATCTTCTGGTATATTTTCTAATTGTTTTACAAAATATTCTTTGGAAATAGGAAACATATCTATATCAGATGTCATCCATGTTGTGTTTGGTTCGGTCGCTGGAATCCAATATCTTGAAACTTGACATTGTGTGTTTATAGGAATTCCTTTCACAGATTTCATTTTTATAACTTGTCCATATGTTTCATCTATTTTATTTTCCCCAAAATACAATAAAATTGGTTGTATATTAAATTTTAATTTCCAAATTTTTGATACTATTGGCCAAAAATCCAAATAAAAAGGCTCATCATTTGATGCATGTATGACTTTTTCTATTTTCATATTAATATAACTCTTTATATTTTTCAACTAAATCTTTATTAATCCAAGGCCAATCAACAAATTGTGGTGTACCTATAAATTGCTCTCCAAGAATAGGTTTTCTCCAGTCGTTTGTTTTATCCAATTCCCATGGTCTTGGATGAGAATCGTGTACCATCATATCTCCTAAAAACATAGAATATATCGTTGTTGATAAAAATTCTTCATCATCGCCATAATTTTGATGCAAATAAATTCTATTACCAATGATATCTTTCATTGATAACAATCTTTCTGATTTTTTAATACCAAACATACCACCTTGAATTTTTTTATTATGACCAGAATGATCTCGCATTATATGCAAATGTTTGCTAGAATTTAACCATTCTTCTACAGCATCAACTTCTCTTTCTGTTACATGACTGTCTATGTCTCTAGAAATGAATATATCACCATAGTCATAACCCAAAAGTCTCCACCACATTCGTCCATGATGAATACCAGTTTTTTCTATTAAAATACAATTATCAAATTTTTGTAATTCTTTAATAATAACGGAGGGTACACTAGTATCATAATGTAAATACACTTTCCAATCTGGATAGAATTTTTTACACAATTCTAAATTAACGAGTGCGTTTATGGTGTATCTTTTATTTGTACCATAGAGAGAATATGAAATTATTTTATTCATAATTTTTCCGTTATAAACTGAATCCCGTCAGAACTTGTGTAATTATACTGTTTGGCAATTTCAAAGTTGTTTTTAACTGAATCTATTTTAGACATATACACATCTTTATTTATTTCTGGTATAGAACCATCGGCATTTAAAAACAATATTCCATTTTTATCAAAAATATCACAAATTTTACTTGTACCCCAATAAATTGGTATAGTTCCGGTCAAAAAACAATCTAATATTTTTTCTGTATAATACGTATCACTTATTATATTTTCCATAGCCACCGAAAACATATAATCCTTAAGACCATCTATTTTGGAATTTAATTGATTTGGGCGATTTAATCCGTACAAATCTAAAATATTTTCATTTTTAGACGCAACTTGTTGTCTATAAGAATGACCATTACACATATTTTTTGTAGAAGCAATCATGCTAATTAATTTAGTTTTATCATAAATTCTGGATTCTTCTACAGAAATCCAAGACGGAAAGCAAGGAGGAATTGATATTTGATTATTAAATTGCTTTTGAGTTAAATGCGTTGCTACTCTATTATTGCTATTTTTTAAACTCAAATAATGTCTTTCTATTATTGAGGAAGGTTCATATAACCAATTTACAAATGGTTTATTGTATGATTTTGAATTATTGATACCAACAACAATATCACAAGAATTATAATCAGACGAAATCCATGTATGATTTTGTTTTGGTATTAAATTATACGACCAATTCACGAATACTCTCATAAAACATTCCATTCTGGCAAAAATAAATCTTTAGTGCATGTTTCTAAATTAATATCAGCATTTTTATATGGTAAGGTATTACCAAACCATTGTTTTGGTGCATATACTTGTTTATTTGGTGTATTATTTAACCAAGCAGACCACCAACTAAATGTGCTATTTGCTATGATTATATTTTTTACTTTACTCATCATATACATTGAACAGTGTAAATCCATATCGACTATTTCATAATTTAAATCAAAGTTTTGTCTACACCAAACAACATCATCAGAAAATACTAATACTTTATCGGTTTTTCCAATACGCAAAAGACTATCAGTATAGTATTCCATAGAACAAATAGGATGTACATGTTGTATGCTTAAATAATCGGTTCTTCTAACATGTATTGCTGTAACATTATTTTCTTGTTCTAAGTACGAATATCCATTTTTCCATACATTATCTTTAACAAATTGTTTAAATGTAAAATTACTTTTAATCTTTTCTTCAGCATTTAAAAAATACTTATAGCTTTGAAAATAACCATGTAAATGAATATTATTACCAAGTTTTAAAAAATTCTCGTTAAAATTAAATGTTTTCTCATAAAAAGTAGAATTACAGGAATTTGTTGTTTGTTTTATATCTTTTAATTCAAAAGCATTTAGATAATCAAAATGATTAATGTAATAACAATCTGTTTCATGACGATGTGCAAGAGACAATCCAGCAGCAATTTGAAACAAATTATTACCCAATCTTCCCATTAAATTAACTGTAATCATAAATTGTATTTCTGTTTATAATTTAAATTATCGTAATATTTTTTAAGTTGTTGCGGATCAAATGATTTGAGTTTTTCAAACAAATATCTACCCGCATTATTTGATACTCGTCTATGTACTATACTGTGATCTAAATGATATAAGTGACCGGGAATTGTTTGTGTCTTGTATCCAAAAATATTTAATCTATGTTTTCTTTCCGCGTCTTCTGGTGCATAACCAAAAAACTCTTCGTTTTCCATACCAATAGAAACATATACTTTAGTTTTAACAAACAAACATCCTCCCGGTGGACACCCGCGTATTAAACCAGGATGTCTTTCTTTTGAAGATACTGTATCATAAGTTTTTTGATATTCTTTTACATTTAGTAAATATTGACCAAAATTAAAAGATGCTAAAAAATCATTTCTGCTTTTTGTTAAAATCTTAGATATTTCAATATAATTTTCACTAAAAGGAAAAACGTAATCCATGCCATTTAATAAACAATTTTTTGCTTGCAATAATTGTTCTTTGGGGATCATTACATCACTATCTAAACAGACTGTGATTTCCGTATTAATTTTACTAAGACCTATATTGTATAATTTGGTTTTGTGAAAATTGCCGCTATTTTCATAAATTAAATGTTGAATATTTAAATTGTTATACAAATTAAATTCATTGGTAGTATAATGTTTTTTATTTTGTTCGACTATAATGATATTAGTTTTCATAATATTATTTAAGTATCTTAATATGATATGTAAATTAAATGAACGATCATTAGAATCTTTCATATAAGGTATTAAAAAAGTACAATCATTAAAATCTAACATTTTTAACCATTCGTATATGTTCGTATAAAATTGATAGAACCATCTTCTTTGTATGATGTCCAAGTTTTATTGTGCGCGTCAACTATAGTATTTGTAGTTATCCAACACTTGTCCCACTGATAAAATAATGATTTTGTTGGCGCATATATTTTTAAATTAGGCAAAACTTCTTTTGCATATCCTATATCTAATGGTACTTTTCGTTGTATAGTACTTTTAGAGTTTTCTATAAAGGTATTTATCTTATCATTCAAAAACAAAATTGCGTGTGTTCCTAAACAATGTTTCAATCTTATCCATTTTTCATTTAGTGGTTCTACATAAAAATCTACACCAAGTTCTTTCCAAGATCCTGCGGTAGAAAACCCTAAATAAATTGCATCTGCATCATCCGGAATAACAATCTTACCATCATTCACATATTCATTATACCAAATTGTTTGTTTTGCATCATCTTCCATAACAAATAAGGGTAGATTGTCTTTGTGTTCAGTCATTAAATCAAAATGACTCTGACTGCAACCATGATTAAAATCTCGTATTTTTGGTAACAATCTGGCGGAAAATCTTTCATAGTTTGTGTAATTTAATTCGCGCAAAGTATTTTCAAATCTTTGTTGTCGATTAACATCTTTATCCAAATTAATGTAAACTTTTTTTATTGTTTTTAAATCTATAATCATTTTACTTTACCTTTCAACCGCCTACTTGCTTGCATGTGTTCTATTACAATAGTTTGTTCGGGTTCAAACCATTTACAATCAAATACTTTGCAATATGACTGTGGAAAATTAAATGTTCGTAATCCTTTATTATCAAACTCTTCCCATACTTTTTGAAGACTTTGTTGTTCCCATACAGTCGGATTTGCTTCACTTTGTTTTTTCCATGCTTCTATCAAATCTATTGCTATTTGTGTTTTATTAAAAAACAAAGTGCCTCCGGCAAGTGCTTCGTTGCCGCGAGTCCAAGGCTTCAAATGTGCATTTTTTGGTTGATTCCAAACATTTGGAATCCAGTAACAAGCAAAATCATATTCTTCCAACTGTTCAAATAATCTTGGATATTCTTTGAATCTTGCATCGGCGTCAGTCCAAACAATACCAGAATTTAATTCATGTATTGCTTTTAATATTACTTCTGCTTTCATAGTACAATTATGAACCCAAGATTTTTTACTTGGCATATCATAAGACTTAAATGGAAATTGCTTATAATCTACGTTTTCTTGATGTGTTGCATCAATTGGTCTTTGTATATGAGCATGACAACTTTTACGCCATTCCAGTGCTTCTTCATTATATTCGGGTGTATAAAATGTAATTACGGATATCATTGTCTATTCACTCTCTGTTCTACTGATGCTAAACGATGTAAAATTACTGCACCTTGACGACCGTGCAATCTATCTATCTGACAATAAGATTGTGGTAAAAACTCCGTCTTGGGTTGTATGTCACACCAAGCCTGTTGAAGTGTCCACTGATCCCAATCCGTTGGTTTTTCGTTTTTTAATTGAATCCATCTATCGCACAATTTTATACTATTTTCACATACTCGCATAAAAATAGTACCAGAATTAAACCAACATGGAGAAATCGATTGTGGCCAATTATTAGGTAAATGAATTCGTTCTCTACCAGCCGGTACTTTACTTTTACCGCCTGGTTCTCCCCGAATCATAAATTCTTGTTCACCTAATAAAAACAAATCAGGATATTTCATGATTTCCGCGTCGCTGTCGATCCATACTATGCATTCGTTCTTTGGTGTTTGCATCAGCATAGATTTCATAAATTGTGCCTTGAATGCACAATTTTTAACCCAAGAACCCATATCTTCTTGAAGTTGAATTACATAATTCAAAGAATACTTTTCTAAACTTTTTTCTAAATCTTTAATTAGTTTAGGATATATTCCAGTATTTGTATAAAAAGATACAAATGTTACTTTATTCATTTTTTGCGTTTATGAAGCATGTCAAAATACAAATTCATATGATCGTTTATTTTATTTGTTTTTTGTTTTTGTTTGTTTTGATTTAATAACTCTGTAAATAGATTAGCACTTTTAATAAAACTAGATTCTTCTATTGTTTGTATTTTTTTCTGAGGTTTCACCGGAACTTCGTTTTGTTCTAACATCTTTTTTTGTAAATCTGTCAAATCTGGTATTACAACCGGTGTTACTACATTATTTTTTTTTACAGAGTTCAATATAGATTTATCAAAAACTGGTACAAACTTTTCGAATATTTCACCACATTCCCACGAATACCAGTTATATCCTTTTGATTGTGCAATCGGATACCAAGCAACTAATGCATTTTTAATTTGATCTAAAGTTTTTTTAAAGTTGTGCTTTTTTTTATTATCGTATTCGCTTAATTTGTAAGAATATTTTTCTTCGAAAGTGTTTGCTTCTAAATCATTTCCCGCAAATATTATGTTTTTCACTCCACTTACATGCAACCATTGTATTGCAAAAGTCAAAGTTTTATGAGGTCCTCTGAGTAAAGGTTCATGCGGATCAAAAAGCAATCTTTCATAATATTTGTTTTGTTCTTTGCCTTCCCTATATGGATGAGAAACAATATTGTTTCCACTTTGATTATTTCTGGAGGGTATTACCTTAATTACGGCGGGATTTTCCCAAGCAGATTGTCCCTCGGGTCCATGCATTTGATTTAGATTATCTGCCAAGAACCAATAATTTGGATTAGGTATTGATCGTATCGCCGTACTTATAGCGCAAACTGGTAAACCCAAAGAAAAAACATCAACTTTGTTTAATGAGGGTCCAGAACACGCAACAACACAGGTATCAACAGGAAATAAATGACTCATTTTTGTTATCTTTATAGAATGTGTCTATAGCATTTTTTAAATCAACAACATAATTAATCGGGTTCTTTTCATATACCTTTACAGAACCATCTTCACAAGACATAATAATTACTATATTTCGAACAGGTATTCCTGTTCTTTCTTGAAACATTATTGTGTATGCTGTTGCTTGCATAAAGTATTCAAGAATATCATTCTCGTCTTTAATTGCTTTGCTTGTTTTAAAATCTATTACTGATAATTTGCCATTGTATTCTGCAATACAATCTACTCTTCCAGCCATTTTTAATCTATCTGACCACAATGCAGTTTCTAATGCACGAAGATTATTGATATTTGCAAGTTCTTGTTTTGCTTGTGCAAACATATAATAATCTGCAAGTCTTGTCTTTTTCTTTTCTTCTACCTTATCCGTTTCATTCATCAAATAATCTTCTATGATTGAATGAAATGCGGTTCCACGACTGAGTACTCTACGAGATTCTTCTGGATTCTTTTTGCGCCATTCGGCAAAGAATGCTCTTTTTTGCCAACCGGTAATAGTCGTAACAGAAGGGTACTTATGACCATCTGGAGTTACATAAAACCGTTTACCGTTTACTTCTTCTGTTTTTAGATTTTCAATTTTCACAAACTCATGATTAAACATATTTTAAATCAATCCAATGTCGGATTGCCTCGTAATCTCATATTAAACTTTTTACCTAGCCCGGAACGCTCTACTTGTTCTGGATCGAATGTGCGTATGCCAGAACTGGAAATGTATCCAAGAGCAGATGCGGATTTTTTACCAGAAGCATGAGGCATCACAGAAATAAATCCATGTGGTCCTGCGCTCATACCAGAAACTTTATGAGTCTTTTTTCCACTCACCAAATAGGTGCTACCATCTGAATGTGGAACCAAATAATGTCTTTCCAAGTCTCCTTCATGTTCATCCCCAAACTTTGGTTCTTTTTGAAGATAAACAGCAACACCTTTTCCACCTTTCAAATGACCACTAATTGTATCATGAGAGGCTTGTGCTGCTTTTTGTCTCGCTGCACCGGTTACTTCTGCTGGAATATTTCTGGATGGAGGAGCAACTTGTGCTTTTGATTTGGCAACATCTCCCGCAAACACACCACTGGCATCAGTTGCAGCAGTATAAGCCTTTGGTACAGACTTTCTCGCTTCTTCTAGTTTTTGTTCAATTAATTGAGTTACTTGTCTGAGTACAAAAAAGTCGATTGCCATTGCCATTACTCCTGTTATTTACAACTATTTAGTACTCCGGGAACCTCTACCTTTATAGATAAAGAACCGGACTCTTGTGGAGTCCGGCTCCCCTGACGGTCGAAAGGTAGCGAAATTCCTCAAGCGCATGAATAGCGTAATCAATGGTTTCCAGTGTTCGCGGCACTGTCTCCTAATCGATCCCCGGTATTCAAATCCCTCCAACCACCTCTATTTATAATAGGCAAGTTATCTGGCTCTCACATTTATTCTTTTTGCTCTGCGAATATTTTCTGGATTTGCGGTACTAACCATGACCAATTCCGGAGCAGTCTTATGTGCCCAATCCATAAAGCCCATCATTGGCTTTGCTTCCGAACAGCCAACACAGGTATCTACGCCTGGAAGGGCTTCTTGACGAGCCTTAGGAATATTCTTTTCGCAATTCTTACACTTAGCCATTTGTTACCTCACAAAGAAAGAGTTCTTAACAGTCTTACGCTGAACTGCAAAAAATGCATCTCCATGCATCTTGCGAGTCTTAAGTGTCACCTTGCCGAGACCTCGTTTAGCAATTTGTGTAGTCACTTGCTTTTTAAAGGCGTTACCTTCTCGTTCAGCAGCCATATCAAACTCATCCCAATGTCTCTTGCGATTCATAATATAACTCCAAATAAAAGAGGACGCACTTCTCGTCCTCTAGTATAGTCTTATTTAGTTGTAAGTCAAGTTTTGGGTCTTAGGTCTTTATGCGCCTGTGCAGCACATACACAGGTATGTAGACTTCTGTAGGAGTGGCCTTATGGTTTCCCACCAAGAGATGTGAGTCTTTCTTGTGAACCACGCAATTTGGCTTTTTCTACATCGTGCATACTTCTGGCGCCTTGAATTTTACCACATTCAGATTGATGGTGTTGCAATTCCAATTCAAGATCGTCTAATATTTCTTGGAAGTCTTTTTCTTCGTCTGGATCGCCACGATTTTGTGCCGTTTTTACTCTACCCTTGGCTGTTGCAATTTGTTTCTTTAATCCCAATTCTCTTTCTTTGCAACCCAATTTGGCATCAACTACTTTAGCAGATTCAATATCACCTTCTTTACCGGCAGAAACAATATCAGCCGCACCCTGTCCTAGTCCGGCACTTAAAGCACCCATGCCTACTTTTTTTGCTAAACCCACTGCTGCACCTTTAGCAAAAGATTTCATACTTAATGGCATACCAAATGAAAGTGCTTCTTCGATTTGTGAATTAATATATTGAGAGAACTTTTTCATAGTGCCAGTATTTATAAGAATCGGAGAGACAGGATTTGAACCTGCGGCCTCCTGGTCCCAAACCAGGCGCACTACCAAACTGTGCTACTCTCCGAACGGATAGAGAGGGATTCGAACCCCCGGTAAGTATCTAGTACCTACGGCGGTTTAGTAAACCGCAGCCTTAAACCACTCGGCCATCTATCCAAAATGCGAGCGGAGGGACTCGAACCCCCGAAGTCGAATGACAACAGATTTACAGTCTGTCCTCGTTGCCGCTTGAGTACACTCGCAAAATACCCAAGGTCGGGATCGAACCGACGACTTCTTCCGTGTAAAGGAAGCACTCTAGCCGCTGAGTTACTCGGGTTTAAATCTTGGCAATAATGATTCCAAGTACGGAAATCACACAACCAATAATTGTCTTAGTATCTATTTTAAAATCAAAGAGAAAAAGCGGAAATGCTAGGACCATAATTGTCACACCAACATCCCAAATACAATTAATAATCATGATTGTATTTGGATCTTTATAGTGACGAACCAAACAAGTCCAAGCAGTCACACTCAATATTGCTGCAATTATTGCCAATGTATATGCAAAGAATGCATTCTTTTGACATTTATCTGAATACGCAACAATCGCATACAAATAACTGGAAACGGTGATAGCAATAAATCCAATAATATAAGGCATCATAAACTCCCCGAACTGGACTCGAACCAGTGACATGCGAGTTAACAGCTCGCCGCTCTACCAACTGAGCTATCAGGGAATGTTTCTCAAAATTCCGTCCAAACTTCTCATCAGTACCGGATCATTCCAACAACCGGCAACTTTAAGAATTTTGTAACCAAAATTTTGAAGCAAAGTATGTATGTTGTTTCCACCAACAGGATTCATGGTATGAACAACAACCATACCACATTTAATCTTATGCTCTACCATGTATTTTGCAACATCATATCCGGTCTTATCCTCTTCACCAAGATCGTGATCTAAAAACACAATATCGTATTGGCGATAACCAAAACCATTAGTTGCAGCATTATAGTTGATAGCCCAAGCCGCACACCAATTCATTTCTGTTGCTTGCTTGGAATATTCACTCCAACGCTCAGTACTATCATCTACAAACAAAGTATTCATTTTTCTTCTGTCTTTTCTTGTTTCGTTCTGGCTTCTAATGAGTCATAATAGTCCATGCGCTCAATGGCATCTTGAAGCCCATAATACTTTGCCATAATCTTTTCTTCTACAAATTCAATACGAATTTGCAAATCTTTGCGCTTTGGGTTATCATAATAGTTCTTGGTTTCGCCCTTATGTTGTTCAATAAGACAACCTTGGGCTTCTCTCAAGTAACCGTGTTCTTCTAGAAGAACAGCAATTGGTGCGTACTTCAAACGGAATGTAAACTTATCAAAAGTTTCATCTAAAACCCAATTGATGGCACCTTTTGGTGACCATAATTTTGTAATTTTATCAATAGACTTTTTAACTCTCTTCTTTGCCATCTTTATGCTCCTGATGGAACACAATAAAATGTTCCGGTACATCTTCTGGATTGTTCTCTGCTCTTATCTTTGCTCGGTTATATTCAACATCAGTTAAAAGTAATGATGTTACTTCTCCGTTGGCATCAACGTGTGCAACAAAATAATACTCTTCGTTTGCAGTTGGCTTCTTGTTTTTGTTTTTAATTTTTCCCTTGGCCATTAACCGCTCTCCTCGTCGAATCTACGACGAATATCCTGTTTGTGATAAAATTCCATCAACTCATCACGAACATCATTTAGTAAATCAACAATACTATCAGTAGTATATTCGTGCATTAAAGCACGAGGCGTAGACAATTCTAGTAGCGCCTTATTGATTCGTTCGATTGTGTAATACTTTGGATTCATAAGTAGCACGGGTGGGACTCGAACCCACACTACACAGATTTTAAGTCTATTGACTCTGCCGATTGGTCTACCGTGCCGTAGTACCCGCAGTAGGACTTGAACCTACACGCTTCTTAGGGCAGCGGATTTTGAATCCGCTGTGTCTGCCATTCCACCATGCGGGCGTGAACTGTATTATATCATGCCTCTGTCTTCAATGCAAGTGGTTGTTGAGGATTTCTCCCCAACAACCGTGATCCGTTCAGTCGCGGGTGGATCAGACCCCACTGCTTCAAGCAGCCATTGCCATTGGTGCGGCAATCAATTTTTGCAACTGTTTATTTACGACACTTGTTACCCGTGTCGGGTATCTCCTTCTTCAATACTTTGCGCCAATCGAAACCAGTTCAGCCCCTTGAATACCTGAAGCCCGGGCTTCAGGAATTGCCCCCTGCAAAGAGGACTTTACTCGCCATCTCTAATAGACTTGCAGAATCTATTTCGGTTAGGCTAATGGAGCCGAGGGGAATCGAACCCCTGTGTTGTTCGCATTTCAATCCAATATCAACAATACCAAAGATTATTTAGTCCATTTCCTTTTGATCGCTTATAAAGTCGTCATATAGACCAAGTTCTTCATCTAATTGTGCCAGTCTATCAAGTGCGTCGCGGCGAGGAGTATTTAGAATATGCACTGCTTCTTTTACAATAGAAGCCAATCCATGCACATCGCCCTTTTTTAGCGTTTCGCTGTAGTATCCATCATAGTCTACGAGGATAGCCCATGCGCGGAACATAGTTTCTCTAAGTTCCTTATTTTCTTTTTCAAGTTGCTTAATCTTTTCTTCGTTACTCATCCTTACCCTTTCCCCAACCATTTTGAAACTTTTGCATCGCTTCGCGTTTAATTTGAGAAATTTCTTTTTCTAAATTTAAAACTCGTTCACGTAACTTATCGTTTTCAATTTCCAACATTTGATTACGCAAACGCAATGCTTGATTATTCATCAAAACATCTTCAAACTCCCAAGAACGCTCAGGAGTTCTATCAGTCTGCTCCTTCAGAAAATCCTTGTGATCCATACTCATGTTTCGTTCCTTTTGGTTCTCTAAGTAATCGAATTTCATACATGGCATCTTTGCAAACATCTCTAACTTCAGGTTGCGCCCACTGCCATTTGTTTGCTAATTCTTGCAATCTATCTAGTATGTCTGTATTATTCATATCTAACCTTAATCTTTGCGTAACCTTTTTCCGAATCTAGTATTTCAATAGAACGGACTTTAGCATCCATATCTATCTCAATCATTGGATCACCGACCATTAAAAATGGAC